CCCATTTACCAATGGGTTTTCAAAGGTATAGATGTTCATCGCTATTGCGATGATATCCATGTTGATAGGCTTGACCATTCACCGATGGTTGGTGGAGAGGTGCATTTCCTACAGGAGCCCGGGTATAAGTTACGAAGCATTGCTTCACCTTACAGATTATTCCAAGTAGCTTCTGAGCCACTTAAGAATGATCTGAAAGAACTTGTATCAAGACTCCCATGGGATTGTACGCATGATCAAGGTCGTGCATTCAGTACAGTTCAGGAAGCCCTCAGAAACAATAGAATCGTCCACTCTGTGGACCTTTCTAATGCGACTGATTACTTCCCTATTGTATTACAAGAAACAGTTTTGGAAACTGTTTATGGCAAAGAAAGCCCGTATTTGAAGTTATTTAGGGATGTATCCCGAAGTTTCTTCAAGTCGGAGATAGGGATGATAAGATGGAACAAAGGTCAACCCTTAGGGTTTAATCCTAGTTTCTTCTTATTCACCCTTACTCATGGTCTCTTAATTTATGGTCTTAATGACTATAAATGGGATCATGACTTCTATGTCGTAGGCGATGACGTTGTTATACTTGATGATGTTTTACATCAAAAGTATATCGATTGTCTTCGCCTCTTGGAATGCCCCTATTCTCCTGACAAGTCAATTAGTTCCAACAAACTTGCTGAGTTTGTTGGAAAGTTAATATTACCTGAAAAAGTTTTTCCACAATTAAAGTGGAGAGCTGTATCAGATGATAACTTCATTGATCTGGCAAGGAATATAGGACCTAGGGTACGGAGTATTCTGTCAAAACGTCAGAATCAGGTCTTGGATGTGTTTGCACATATCCCTGACTTCATTCATCCTTATGGACTTAATTGGTCTTATCCAGGTTCAAATCTGGAAAAGATGATTAAGGCCGGTTTGGAATTGACGTTTGAACGGACTGTTCTCTCGTCTCTAACGGGACTAAGTGAGTCTGTCCATAAGCAGCTATACGCTTCTTATGGATACCTCACTGAAGACCTCAAAGATTATGTTATTCCTAACATAATCCGAGATGAGATCAGAACCTTCG